GAATTCACAGCGAATCATCATTTCAGTCAGGAATGCAAGAAGATTGATCTCTTGATCCATGACAAAGTTAGACTTGTACTGATACTCTGCAATAATCAAGACTGCCTCAGGGATAGTCTTGGGTGTCAGATGTGTATACAGCGAGTCGTAGATCTTTCTCATGATCAGTTGTGGTTCGTTGTCTAGATTAGCAACGACCCACTTCTTCACTTGCGTGAATTCCCTCCCTTTGAGGTATTTAACCAAGTCATCAATAGCAACATCGCCAGTAGCACCGAGAATCCCAACATCGATCTTCCCCTTAGAAGCATACTTCTGTAATTCATTTAGGGTGCGACGGAAGTCAGGGAAGTGTTTCTGTACAACTTCTGCAACAACTTTCATTTCAAAGTCGATGCCTTCGGTTGCAAGAATCTTGTGTACTCGCTTGAAGAATGTTGTTGCTAGTTGCTGCTTTTCTCTGCCTTTGACGTGAAAATCTACAACAGAACAGCGAGAGTGGATAGGTTCAATGATCCTGTTCTTGTAGTTACAGGTGAAGATAAACCTACAAACATTTTGAAACTCCTCAATGTTCGCTCGAAGGAGCATCTGAACATCAGGAGTAGTGTTATCTGCCTCATCGATGATGATTACCTTGTGCTTCGCCGTAGAGGCAAGAGACACAGTGCTAGCAAAAGACTTTGCCTGGTTCCTCACGGTGTCCAGGAAACGTCCTTCATCAGAACCGTTGATGACATAGTAGTCAGCATCAAGTTCTTTGCACAATGCTTTGGCAATAGTGGTCTTACCGATACCAGCAGGTCCTGCAAGGAGAAGATTAGGGATCTCACCCTGTTCTAGGAACCCCTTGAACATTTCCTTGGTGTTCTCAGGAAGAATACACTCATCAACAGTCTCGGGGCGATACTTTTCTACCCAAAGAAACTCATTCATAATCAATTAAAGTTGTGCAAATTGTGCCACACGGCACCGATATTCATGTGACCGTGGAAGTACCCTGCCACTATAACACAAAGTGTGCTGATAATGCAGAGACTGAACGGTATTAGACCCAATGCGGTCTTCGATCTGGGATTCTCAGGTAGTTGTCTCTCACCCATGGTTTGCTAGCGATGTAAATCTTGTACGCATCAAAGGTAGAGATGCGTGTATCGTGCTTGTAGATGTCTGGCATAGCACGTACAAAGGGTGTAGGACCCTTACCAGAGCGTCCTGTGGGGTCTGCGGTAGGAAGGATCTTCTTGGCACCTAGAAGGGTCTTGTGGCAGGTGTGGACCTTGCCGTAGCGTAGAGAATACTCTTCACATAGAGCAAAACCATGAGCAAGTAACCACTGCCAGTTGTTGACAAAAGAGTTTGCCCACACAGTGCAGGGATGATTACGAAAGGCACCCTTCTCTGTGCTGTAAGGTTTACCATCAGCACGCAAAATGTCACCGAACCCATGACCCCACTTCTTAGATGCAACAATGGAAAGCATTTGACATGTCTCCAAGGGCATCTTTACGATGTGTTTGTCAGGGAGCACACGAGCGCACTCCCAAGGATCAGGACTGGTGACAAAGATGTTCATTAGTATTCCGAATCAGGTTCCAGGGCAACAAACAAGTCAAGTGAACGAACGTCATCTTCTGCACCTTTCTTGATGTTTGCTGTCAGTTTAGCAACTTTCTGAGAATAAAGCGACACATCGTATGACGCTACAACATTCGACACACGACCACTGCTGTTCACGATGCGAAGATTCTCTGTCTTAACACAGAAACAGAACTCTTTGTCAGACTCACCAAGATCAATCGTGAATACATTACTAGCAGAGTTGCGTTTGTCAGTCACGATAGCATTCAGTTTGCCTTCATGTGCAGTGAAGCAGATGTCAGGCAGACTATACGTCTGAGCAGCAGCAAACATCTTGGTGAAGTCAGCATAGTCAATGGTCACACGCTGAATAGGTTCACCCAGGTTGGCGATGTTATCAGGTGGAGCAGTAATCATGCTCTCGTTGGCATAGTAATACTTCATCTTACTACGTCCAGACCTGATGTTAACCAGGTTCTCTTGGAAATCGATGTCAGTACGATCAGGTTCACCGCCAGACACGATAGACATCGTGTTCAAGAACACATACAGGTCATAGATAGGTGCCTTGACAGGCATATCCAACTTACCAAATTCAACAACACCCATGATGTTCTTGTTATTGGAGATAGTAGACACCCGTTTGCCTGGTTTGAACAGGATACTAGGGTTAATGTTCTTGAAAATGTTCAGAACTTCGTTCTCATTTTCAGTAATTTTCATACAAGTCATCGATTAGGGTATTCTTCAATAGTATTGGATTTGTTGTTGAAGTGCATCAACAACACGGCATAGTGTAGCACCTTCATGATATCACGACGTGCAGTTCCTTTCCGATCGTAGCGAGATGCATACTTCAAGATGTTGCTACGACAGAACGCTTCACCATCACCACATGCATCAATCAGATCAAGAGTCTGAATGCTGTCTGGACCAGCAGAATAGTGCTGGTTGTATGTGGAGATGATATATTCTCGGAGTTCCGAAATGGTCTCCTCTTCATTGTATTTGTTCATAATCAACAGAACCGTTCTAGTTGCGACGTATAGAGATCAGTGTTAGTTCCACCCGACAGATTGATGATTGAATCACGGACGAATGGGTTCTGAACATTGGACTGATCCCACCAGTGGATCACCTTACGGATGCCAGAGCGTACAGGTTTGACTCTGTGAATGACACCCGTGGGATACATGCAGGCATAACCCGCTGGCAACTTAATACTAATACAAAAGTCGCCAAAACGCAAGTCTAGTTCGCCACCCTCATATTCATCTGGTTCAGACAAGAATAGAGTAGTAGATACATCCAATCGTAGACCGTCACTGCTTGTAACCTCATCAGAATGCCAATCATAACTATCAAGTTTAGAGTATTCTTTGTATGTAAACCCTGTTCTAGCATTGGAAAGAGTAAATGCTTCATGGTCAGACTTGTCAATCTCTTGGTCTAACCACTCAGCATAGAATGCACCGTAGTCCATTCCCCACCCTTTGATCTCAGAGCATTGTTTGTTCCAAGTCTCTACTTTCTTTTGACCAGGACGACCATAAGAGAGGGCATGTTGAATGCCCTCCTCATCAAGGATCTTTGTGCGATACAGCATCAGTCTTTCAGCAATTCGGACTCATCAAGTTCAATCTTAGCATCAATCTTGCTGTACAGTTCAAGGAAAGACTCCTTGGTTTCATCATCGAAACGGTTGAGGCAGAGTTTGATTGCCTTCACACGGTCGTTGAAGATAGCGAACGCACGAATGATGTGGACAAGACGGCGAGTAGAGATCACTTCGTCAACACCACCATCCTTGAAAGTCTTACGGATGATCTCTGCCCAGGTGCAGAGGTTCTGGATGTACTCCTCGTCACAGCAGTTGAGTTCAGAGCAGTAGTTGTTGAGCATCTTCGCCTCAGTGGCAAGAGAAGGATAGTCTTGCTCGAAGGTGAGAGGGAAACGCTCCAAGAATGCTTCGTTGAGAACGTTGGTGCCGACGAAACGACCGTCCTCAGAACCCTTACCCTTGGTGTTTGCAGTAGCAATCACAGTGAAACCAGGTGCAGGGTTGACCTGCTGACCAGTCTTCTTCAAGAACACACCGTTGCCTTCAAGAATGGATTGGAGGCAGAGGATTTTGTTAGAAGCAAGGTCAATTTCGTCGAGTAGCAGGACTGCTCCCCTCTGGATCGCTTCAAGGACAGGTCCGTTATGCCAAACAGTGTTCCCATCCACAAGGCGAAACCCACCAATAAGATCGTCTTCATCAGTTTCAACAGTAATGTTTACACGAATAAGTTCACGGTTCAGTTGAGCACATGCTTGCTCGACTCCGAACGTTTTGCCGTTTCCAGAAAGTCCAGTAATAAAGATAGGGTAGAAGAGTTTGGACTTAATAATGCGCTTAACATCTGCAAAGTTGCCAAAGGGTACATACTTGGAGTCCTTAGAAGGTACAAGGTTCTTGACAGCAGTCATGGTCTGGAAAGTCTGTTCGAGTTTTTCAGCAACAGTCAGGTTCCACTTGCCAATACCTGCTTTGTAATCTTTCAGACGCTTCTTCACAGTCGCCATGCTGCAACCGAAGTGATCGGCGGCGGTGAGAAGTTGAGCGTTACCGACCTGTTCTCCATGAGCGCCAGAGAGAAATTCAACGATTTGTTCAGTGGTGACAGGATGAGGAGCGAAGGTCATGTTTGTTTGTTTGTTTGTTATGTAATAATGATACCAAGAAAAAAACCCCCTGTAAGGGGGTAGTGGACACTATGCGATCTGTCCCACAAAGGATGAAAGCATGATCCTGTTGATGCCCTTTGACTTCAAGGACTTAACGAATGCAGACTTGATCTGAGACTTGGTTGCGTTCTCCACAACAGTCATCTCTGTGTCCTCGGAAGCACCACCAGCGATCACATAGAGTTCGCTGTAAGAAGTACCCTTGATCACAGCAGACTTTCTCTTCCTGAACTGCTTAGTAACCTTCTCACGATCTTCATACCTGACGCCGAGGTGATACCTCATGTATTGCTCCAAGGCACGACCCTTACAGATTCTGAATCCAAGGATGTTGCTCTCAGGATATACCTCCCTGAGGTTCTTGATGAGTTGGTTAGTTGCCTCAGACTGACTATCTGTGATAGCAGGGAAGTAACGACCCTGACGACGAATGACGACGCTAGGACTGTGGTAAGAAGGATAAACTCTGTCGTCATTGTCGTACTTAGAAACACGACCAGTTGCCATGGACTGTGACTCACCATCAGTCAAGATGAGCAGATGACACTTCTCTACATTGTTCTGTGACTTCCACTTGCCAAGGAATGACTCCATGACAATCAGTGCATCATTCAGAGGAGTACCACCAAGACCCATGAACCTAGGAGGACGAGGTGTGAAGCAGAAGTTCCTGCGATGACCGTAGTAGTAAGCAACACGGTAAAGATACTTACAGTGCTGATTGAATACCTTCTGGTTCACAGTGCTGGTGAGAAGGTTGACAAGTTTGAAACGATTGTCAATCCAAAGTTCACCATCCTTGTTGCTAGACACAGGACCGATTTGACCTGGTTCGTCACCATTCAGGATAGACATACCAGGATCACAGACGAATGAATACACATCGAAAGGAATACCAACCTTCTTGCAGAACTGAGCGAGGTTGATGACCTGCTTCACAGTGTCAAACAATTCGTCACACATAGAACCAGACCAGTCAAGAAGGAATACAAGACCGTGATTCTTGCCGTCAGGAGTACGAGTAACCTTCTTGAAAAGATCTTCGTTGTACTTGTAGGTGTGCAACTTGGACATATCAAGAACACCAGTACGAGATGTAGTGGCACGAGCATGTGCAGTTGCAGACTTACGGCACTCAAACTCCTTGACAAGGTAGTTTACATCCTTAGAAGACTTGGTGCAGAACTCAACGAAGTCAGAATCAACCTGAGTGAAAGGATCAGTAGGATGGTCCACTGCTGGATACTGGTTTGCCCAGTCAGATACAGCATCTTCCCATACAAGGTGAGCAGGAACTACGACTTTCTTGTGGTTGACTTTCGGATAGGAAGCGTAAGTGATCTCGCCAGCATAAGTTGAAGACAAATCTTCTGCCTTTGAATCAAAAGAAGACTGAGTGCGAACCTCATCGATGGACGGGTCACCGTACATATCGTTCGCCTGGGTGCCGAAACCCTCTTCGTCTTCTTCGTCTTCGCCTTGATCGTGGTTCTCTTTGTCATAGGATGGTGTATCTAGGTCAGCGTCGTCTGACTTCTTAGCAGGACGATCCATAGGATCATCATCAGTAAACCAAGGACGTTCCTCGGACTGTTGCTCAGACTCATCTCCACCACCAGTAGAATCAGGGTTAACAGGAGCAGAGATCTTAGTTTTCTCCTTCTCTTGCTCTTCCTTCATATACTCGTAAATAGCAACCGCAGCAGCAACTGCTTCCTCAAAGGTCTCAGCAGCGCCCACAGCGTCTCTGAGAGGGGTCTCAGAGGGTGTGAATGGCATCATGGAATATGCGCCAATCTTGAAGTGGAGGTTGATACGATCAACCAGAGGGAGTAGATCGAGATCTTCGTCCTTGATAGAAAAGAAGTCATCCTGATCAAGTTCTTCGTAACCCCTGAAAAAGTCTTTGGAAAGACCAGGGTACTTACGCTTCATAAGTTTCTCGATACGAGCATCCTCAGTCACATTGATGTATGACTTAGGGCATCCACAATCTGAAAGATCGGTGTTCGGTGTGTAGAGGGCGTGTCCGACCTCGTGACCGACGAGCAGGTTGTATACAGTATTACTTGCCTTAGACCACATAGGGAGTGTGAGCACACGCTTCTCCACGTTGAAGGAGGCAGTCTGAACTTGCTTGTGCTCAACCAAGAGGTTCTCTGTCGCGAGTAGGCGGGCAAGAGATCCTTTGATTTCGATGTTCATGTGCAGTTCGTTTGGTATGTACCTAGTATAAAACCCTCTGGACCAAAATCCAGAGGGAGTGTACCAGTTATTTTATTGTCCCTCCTCATATGAGTGGGGGTCCTCGTCCAGTGGTCTGATGAAATCAGCACGGACAATCTCTTGGCAGTTCATTGCTTCCATCATATAGTTCACCGCTGCATCAGGAATTGCTTTGGTGCCACAGGTGAAAACATCACATACTGCCATGAGTTTCTCTGGCCAGGTATGAATACTGATATGACTTTCAGCAAGGAGAGCAACGGCAGTAACACCGAAGGGTGAGAACTTGTGTGATGTAATGTCCAACAGTTCAGCATTTGCCATAACTGTGGCATTGGCAAGCATCGTCCTCACATGCGCTTCATCATCCAAAAGGTGATAGGCGCACCCCTTCATAGTGAAGAGGATATGTTTCATTGTGCTCATTCATCTGCTCCAACTTTCATTGTTGAGAAATCTCCGTTCTTTTCAAACTCAATTACTCTTTCAAATTTGTCGAGTAGAACCTCACCTTTGTGTGAAATGACAAACATGTTAGTTCTATCAGACATACTACGCAAGATCTTCATGAGTTCATCCGTTGCGGATTGATCAAGGGATGAATCGAAGACCTCATCCAGTAGGAGCAGGTTGGTTGACACACTGTTTTTCAGTTTGGCAACCTCTCTCCATGTAAACAATAGTGCTAGATCAATCTTCTGTTTCTCACCCTCGGAGAAGGATGAGTATGAAAAGTCATCACGGAATCGTGAGAGGATCTTTTCGTTAAAGTTATCATCCAGCGTGAAGTTCACATAGAAGTCCATGCTGTGCAGGTATTTATTTATTCGTTGGTTGATAAGAGGGATGAACTTACTGATGATTTTGGTTTTGATACCGCCATCTTTCAGGAGTTCCCCAACAGTTTTTAAGTGATCCGCCTGCTTGTTTATATTAGAGCATCCTTCTTGTTTTTTGTCAAGATCACCTTTCATTCTCAACAAATCTTGACGTTCACCTTCAAGGTTAGTTGAATCACTACCAACCTCAGTGAGGATGGAAGTGTTTTCTTTCAACAATCTGGTGCTCTCTTTGGTGAGATTAGCAATCTCATAGCGATAACCATTGATCTGCTCTGCTTTGTCTCGGAGATCCTTTACTGTCTTCTCGAACTTCTGGATCTCCATTGTAATTTGGGAGTGTCCGTCTGTAAGAGTGATGCACTTCTGATTAAGTTCCGCTTGCTTGTCAATACGAAACGTTTGATCGATCTCCTGAGTACACGTCGGGCACGTATGATTGTTGAGAAAAAAATCGTACTGCTTACGGGTATCATTGAACTTACTTTTGAGTTTGGTACGCATCTCTTTGAACTTTTCATGCTTCTCAACAGCACGATCGAGTTCAGCGATTTGCGGGGTAAGTTTATCACACTCTTTATCTAAACGTTTGATTTCATCTTTGATCGCAAACATGCGAGTTTCATTCTCGTCAAATTTTTGTTGCTTCTTGCTGGTGTTATTGGCATCAACCTTCTCCAAGTTCGAGATATTACGAACCTGCATGTCAACTTTCTGCTGTGCAACGTCTAGTTCGTATTCACACTGACGTTGTTCCTCTTTAATAGTCTTGACTCTCTCTTTCAGGAGAGTATTCATCTGAGAAAAGATCTGGATATCTAGAATATCTTCGATAACTTCTCTTCGATTAGGAGCATTAAGCTGCATAAAAGGCACAAAAGTGCTACTGCCGAGAATAACAACCTGAGTGAAAGATTTGTAGTTAAGTTTAAGTACACTCTGTTCCAGGTATTTCTGATAGTCTTTCGCTGCTGCGTCTTGATCGACGAGTTTTCCGTTTCGGTAGATTTCAAAGACCGAGGGTTTCATACCACGGACTATCTTATAAGAGATGCTACCAATTTGTAGCTCAACTTCAACTACAAGTTCGCGTTCGTTGACAGAGTTGATCAGTTGACTCTTACTAATCTTCCTGAATGGTTTGTTAAACAACCCAAAACAAAGAGCGTCAAGAATTGTACTCTTGCCCGCTCCGTTGTTACCAATGATTAGGGATGATGTAGTACCGTTTAGATCCACCTCAGTGAACTGCTGTCCAGTAGACAGGAGGTTCTTCCAACGGATCTTCTCAAAAACAATCATGTATCGTTAGGCGGGAAAACAATCTGGTCAGGTTGAATAATAGTATATTGATATCCATAGGAGGAACAGTTCTCTTTGACTGTCTCCTCTTCTACTTCCATAATTTCAAGTTGACGTGAGTAATCATTGGCAATCAAATACCCATGATAACGTTCAGCGTCATCCTCTTCAAGAAACAACTGGACAACGCGCTCGCCGTCTTGGTTGTCATCCCGAACAGCATACACACCTCCACTGCTTTTGTCAACTAAAACGTACATCAGACTCTTTGCGCTTCTACATATAGTGATTTAAGTATACCGAAAACTTCATCCTTGTTGTCGATTTCGCTTACACACTTATGTAGAATACTTAGAGTATCCTCTGTCTCGATAGACTCGTCCACTTCATCCAGGACAATGAAGTTATCCTCTATAACTTTGAGATCAACAGGGTCAGCATCGACAATCTTTTTGAATGTCGTGTCGAACAGAACTTGATCTTCTTTCTTCTCTACAATAAGTTTGACGTAAGATCCTTTCAAAGATTTGTAATTGATCTTTGCGGTCTCATCATCCCTATACCAGATCTTATTGAACATGGTATTAGGGTTCTTAACGAAGGTAAGTTTTTTGGTATCTGTATTTAGTACATGGAACCCTCTGTCACAACCGTAATCATTCCAGTATAATTGGTACGGATTACCGAGGTATGTAATGTTACCTTTGGTAGAACGGTGGTGATAATGACCACTACACACTAGATCAAATTTGGAGAACATGTTCGGGTCATCCCCATGTTCCATGGTGTATCCAGGAATAGGATCAAAATTATTAAGTTCAAGGTGCCCCAGACAGACAGTTGCAGAAGAATCTGCCACCGCTCGCTCGGATTCATCTCTATTTGTAGGACAAATCCAAGGCAGAAGAAGTACAGAAAGATCAGCATACCGTAGTTCAGTAGGATCAGAAACGACAGTGATGTTGTCGTAGTCTCGCAGGAGTAACTCTGGACTATTAACTCTGAGAGTATTCTTGTAGTAAATATCATGATTACCTACAAGCATGTCCATGTGTACTCCTCGTTCTGCAAGAGGAGTGAACCACATCCGCTTAGCAGCATCAAGAGAAACGTAGTTGATAGACTTACGTTTATCGAAAGTATCTCCCAAGCAAATGACATTGGTAATCTTGTGCTTATCAATGTAGGGAAGTACCGTACCCTCATAGAAGGCACGGTACTTGTCAAGATATGCTGGACTGTCATTACGAACACCGAAGTGTTGGTCAGTGATTAACAGTATTTTCATCGGTGACCCCACGCGCTACATCATATTCTACCACAAGTTGCACCGTATCTTTGCCATATGAAGAAACCGTACGTTTAGAGTACGATTTACCGCCTGTGAGATCTGAAAGTTCTGCGAGGAGTTCAGCGATACGATCTTTCTGAATACCTCTACCACGCCAGTAGTCTGACATATAAGACTTATGCATTAGGAGTACCTGGTGTTAGTTTCCACTCTGGACTTAATGTAGTTCATATCACTCATGTTGTCAAGGTCATCTGTGTGGAAGACCTCTTCAAATCCTTTTCGTTCCAGAATCTTTTCTCGGATTGCTTGCTGTCGCTTCTCCTTAGCAATCCTTCTAAGGTATGCATAGTACACAATCTGTGTAAAGTATGCAAACGGGTTGGACGATTTATCGGGATCGAAGTTATGAATATACTGAATACAATTCTCAATACCATCACCAATCATGTCCTCTCGGTACATGTAGTTGATGAAGTTTGGACGATACGATAGGTGTGTTGCGATCTTTAAGAAGCAATCACCAATATAATTTGACACACGAGGTTTGGGTTGACCTGCCTCTGCTGCCTGAGCGCACTTGTTACGATAGATAATCAGTTCATGAAGGAACTGCTTGTTATCTACATAGTGTTCTTTCTTTTTGGTGGACTTCCGTGGCATTAGTACCGACATAAAGGTTGTTCACGGTTGACATAATGTTAACACTTTCACACCCCAATCGTCAAGAGCTTGACAAGGTGATCAATAATAATTATACTCAACACTGTAAGGGTTCAGAGACACAGTATAGCTAGTTACTTAAAGAAACTAGGTGAGTCATAGATCTTCTTCAAGAGTTTTCTGGCATCAGAAACTGATCCGATCAGTCCCATGCTTTCATTCATGGGTACTTCTGGGTTCCTTTCTGGTTCCTTATGAATCTCTTTACGGACCCAACGCTTGTACATCATCACCGCTTCTGGTGACATAGGTGCAATCGTCAAGACTTGGTTCTCTGGTACAACGTAGAAATCTTCCTCTGAGAAGTTCATCCAGCGGATGAATCCCATAGCAACTTTTTGGGACTTGGTGTCCTTATCTGGATCAAGTTCTACAACCTTAGTCCTAGCAGGATTTTGAATAAAGATTAAATCTGTCTTCGTCTCAGGATCTTCTGTCACAAGAATCTCACCCAGGATCTCTTCACCTGTTGTGAGTTTCATAGTTCCATAGAACTGATCGTCGTGCCGTATGTAACTAATCATGTTTTAGTTTGATCTCCTTGATTTCGTAATTGAACGATTCTTCTTGGTAAATTTTTAATCTTTCACCAAGATGGCGAAGGGTATAATTACTTCTGGATCCTCGGGCGCAGTTATCAGCGATGTCATACAACACTGCCTGTGCCTTGTTTTCACCTTTCCTAAGGACACGACCAATAGATTGGAGGTTCCTTACTCTGGACTTAGATGGACTTGCGAATATAACATTGTGTAGGTTTTTGATGTTGATCCCTGTTGAGAACGTACCGTATGAAGCGAGAATGATTGCATCTTTCTCTTGTTCACATACTGCTCGCGCCTCTTCACGGTCGTAAGCATCAATACCGCCATGAATGAAGAACAACTTACGATTGCCCTTCACCTTAGTATTTAGCATCTCCCACAAAGGGTCTCCGTGCTTCTCGACGTAGTTGAATAGGATGAGTGTATTGCCTTTCAGATCTGCTGCCAGATTCACAATCAAATTATTTCTCTTAGGATGACTGACGATGTAATCCATCTCTTGTTGATAGTCATCAAAGGGCACGTATCCGTGCTTCAATACCAGACACTTCACTTGCAGAGGTGTGAGATGTCCTTTCTTCATCAGGTCTACTGTCTTAGTAACCTGTTCACATCTACCAAACAATCCTTCTAGCACCAACTGGTGCGTGTGCATACCATCGAGAGTACCTGTCAGTCCTATACGATACTTGCAGTCATGCATTTTAGTAAGGATACCTGACAGACTCTTCGCCTTGTAGAGGTGTGCCTCGTCACCGATGACCACATCAAACCTGTTAAAGAACTTCTTCGGTTCCTTATAGATAGATTGCCAAGTAGATATAACCACATCAGCGTCGGTATACTTCTCGGTGCCACCCATGATCTTGTGGCAGTATGCATCTGCTTTCCACCCGTATTGCTGGAAGTCTTTGTATAACTGTTCAACAAGTGAAACGGTGGGGACGATGATCAGGCACTGTCTATCCATCCCTAGGTGCCATCTGACTAGGGCATAGATGATTAAGGACTTGCCTGATCCTGTGGGGGATAGTAGAAGTCTGCGATTCTTTTTAAGTGCTTGGTAAATTGCTCGTAACTGGTAGTCTCGTGCCTTAAAAGGTAGTCCCAGAGATCTAACGTACCCCGCAACTGCCTCAGGAGATATGAGAGGTTCAGTATCTGTTGGTGATCCATAGTGTTCAGACTCTTCTACTTGCCAGGGGTAATCCCTCTTGTCCAGGAATTCAGTTAGATAATCAAAAAGACCCGCATATATCTCCCCTGTTGCTGGGGAGTATAAACGGATCTTGCCATCCCACTTGTACTTTTGGTACTGGGGCATATACTTTGCTTGGGGTACATCAAAGCAGAAATGATCTGCTAGTTCCTGATGTACATGTGGATCTGTATTAACTTTGATGTAGACTTCGTTCTTCTTCGTAATCCTAGTAATCACCTGTTTTCCTCAGATCAATAAAATTCTTAATCTGAAATCCCCGTGAGGACAACTGTTTAAGAATCATCTCTAAGTAATTTATACAGGTTTGAAGATAGTCTATTTTCTGGGAGTTTCGTAACCACTCTTCGTCTGCCCAGATATATGTGTTCAGGTCTCCTTTGAGGACCTTATGATTAAATGGTTTGTCAGCGTATACCTTTGCTGGTGCTTTGCCTGAATAGTATTCAAACTTTGCTTTGTAAAGCATCTTGCCTTTGGTCTCAGCGTCTGATAGCATCAGTTTGAATTGAGACCAGATGTTCAGATACTTTTCATGGATAACGGTACACTTAAAGTTTTCAGTGTCGAGATCGTTCTGGTCAACAACACAGTCCTCTCTCCACATGTCACGAATTTCATCAAGTGTCATTCAAGTACAGTCCTCCTGTTTCCATCGATGTCTTGGATTTCGTAGGAGATATACCTGAACTCAGCAGTTGCTGTGGCATACTCCGTACCATCTATTGTAGCATTAAATTCTAACGCATTCAAACTAACAGGGATGAGATCCTTAAAGGTCACAAAGAAGTTAGTCCGCATATTAGAATTCAAGACGGCAAGAGACCCATCACACCTGACGGGATAATCTGCTTCTTCCAATGACACTCGCTCTCTAAGAGACTCACCGCCGCCAGCGATACCACGCATCCAGTTATGTAGGATAAGATAATTTTCGAGATCTTCATCAACTAAGAAAGTTATATTAAACGGTTCGTAATTCAAACCATGCGCTTCCCATGGGATTGGGCGTCCCATTATAGTAGGTTGCTCAACAGTATTCATCGACAGACCAGGAATTGATGCAGACTGTGCGAAGTAAGTTACCTTAGGGTATCCTTCCAGTTGCATCTTAAATCCGATCGGTGACAGAAAGTTTCTGTTCTCGACCTGTTTGTTCCAAGCACCGTAATCAGCAGGCATGATCTTTTTTAGTTATTTATCCTTAAACAGTTCTTCTACTTGCTTGCGTGCCTTGTCCATCTTCGTCTGTTCTCTTTCAGCATGTCTATACTGATGTCTTCCAGACGCGATAAAATATCCCTGAACTATCAATGACAGTCCAAGGATACCTATAATTACTGTACCAATCAGTTCAATGTTATGTTCAACCATGGTAGGATTGGTGGAATTACTCCAATAAGTCGAAGCAAACCCTCAGCAAAAAGTGCAAGAACAA